TAAGTTCTTCATTGCATTAGTGGATAGGAATGTTATCAGGATGGGTTTAATAATGATCATTGCTTTAGTGGGATTGGTAGAGTTGGTGATTTTGTATATTCCTCAATAAGTTGTTTTCTTTCTTGAAGTGTTTCTATTAGTTGACCAGATGGTGAATTTCTAAATTCGTTTAGCTTATGGATACCAAATGAACCACCTACAAGAATCAATACAAATAGGGCGATTCTAACTTTCATCTGCCTTTACAAATTTACCGTTATCGTCTCTTTTCTTAGTTGCCTTTTTCTTCTTTGCTTTTTCAGCTTGCTTAGCTATCTGCTCGCTTAATGTACTCATTGTTCCTCTTTAGATTGTTTAATAAGTGCAGCTATAGGTACAACATCTGAACATATAGACTCAAAGGTTGAGCCAGGTCTTAAAGTAAAACCACGCTGCATAATTTTTGTACAGTTATTAATACGGACTAATTCGTAATCCAATCTTTGTTTCTGTAGACGTTTTTCAGCTATTGACTTACATAACTCTACTGAATGACCATTTAATGGAATCATGAATGTCATCTGTACTCCCCAGTTTTGTGTCATCGTGTATGACTCAGGATCGTAAGGTCTTCCTTCGTTACCTAAATAAAAAGGGGAGAGTGACAACGTAGATCCGTTGCACACAACTCCTCCTCCATATTGTTGTCTAGATACACTTGAATTATTCTGGAATTGCACCGCTTGATTGGTGACATTTCCCGTTGCAGCAGCTGAAGTTTGAGGATTTAATACTGTTTCACCTTCAGCTAAGGCAGGACTACCTATTGAGAGAAGACCGACAAGGACGTAGTTGTTGAAATTGTTTCTATGTCTCTTGTTATGTTTGTCTCTTCTACTAAACCAGCGGCACGGGTTACAATCTCTAATTGAAATTGTTCTCCAGGTGTGGTTATGTCGAAGGTAGTTCCATGACCTGCTATGTCTGCACTTGGGGTTATATTTGTTCCAGCCCAACTTGCGTAATCTCCTCCATATACTTGTGTATGACTTGTCTCTGTAATATTTTGGGTGGTATTAGTGGTGGATTGCATACTTCCTTGGGTGAAAGCAGGAGTAACAGTGGATGCTTTAACTGCAGAGGGTGCTAGCAGTAGTAAAAGTAGTAAGTACTTCTTCATTTTGTTTCTTTTTTTTGATCTTTTTTACCGTTACCATTATTTGATGTAGACAAGCCAAATGTTGCAAGTGCGCCAGTAAAAATCGAGGCAGGGAACGTGATGTCGCCACCTGGACTTTTCTTAAACATTGGAATTTCTACGTAATTTAAAGTGATAATAAAACCACTCCAAATCACAACTCCTAGACGCACCATTGCACCTAATATCACCATCTGTTCATCGTGATCATCCATACCTTCTTTTAATTTACTTAGAAGGTTCTTCGGCTTTTCCGCTGGAGTTTCCATTAAATTTCTTCTGGATTCTTGTTGCAATCTGTTTGATTATTGGTTTCATCACTTTCACAGCTTGTTTGAAAAGCGATGTCACCGTCAACGTAGCAATAACAGACACTGATGCTGTAGTTCCTGCAGCTACTAATATTTCTTCTTTGGGAACTGGAAACTTCAGATCAGTGAATGGTATATCAATACGTCTAACTTCTGCAGCTTCTTGTTTAGGTTTCGCTGGTTTACCTTCTTCTTCTCTCTTCTCTTCCTCGTCCATCTGCTGTTCCATTTCTACTGTAGGAACCCCTGCAGGTGGTGCTAATACCTTTGGAGCTACAACCATAGGTTTATAGCTAGGTAAGTTAGCTGTGGGTTCTTCTAGGGTAGGTCTGGGTAGATTTATTGAGGATGGTAGACCAAAAGCATCAGGTAGCGTTATGGAAGGGATTTCCATTAAGTCTTAATTAAAGGATCTCTAATTAAAAGCTTACTTGTGCTTAAAGCTGTACCAGCAACAGGAGTATTAGCTGTAAGGCTAGATAAGCCACTACTATCCCAACTTGTGGCTACTGTCCCATCACCTTGTACATAGTAAATACTTCCAATCGTCAAGCCAGACAACGTGGAAACAACGTTCCCATAGGTTAAAATATTGGCATTTTGTCCGTTTGTATATGCTTGATCAGCAAAGCCGATATAATCATTAGCATCAGTTAGGTTTGTTTGAGCAGCCTGAGTAGCAATAATACAAGTTTTTGTTTTCAAAGTACCCGTATTTGTTAATTGATTTGTATACCAACTAAATAAATAACCACCAGTAATATCGATTAGATCTTTTTTATTATGTTCACCGAAATCTAATGGATTCTCATTATAGAAAGTACCAGGATCACTAACAGTCAATGTATTGTTACCAGTACCACCACACGTTAGGAATCTACCTCGTGTACCTATAAAATCTTCTAATGCATAAACAAATTTACCTGTGCCTGAATCATAAGTAAGTTGTGCTTTCGAATCGGTAAAACCACTACCACCTATGTTATAAGTCGCATCGTTAATAGTTATATCTGTTTTACCTGTATTGAAGTAGCACAACATCCCAAAATGATTGTTATTAGTATCATCACCCGAGGGATCTGCTCGCCACGCTACTAATATTTTTTCAAGAGTTGGGTTCCATTGAACTTGTACGTATGTTCCTCTTTGATTCGTGCTAGCGGTGTTTATAGCTATTGCTCCTGTATTAGCATAAGTTGGAGCTGCTGTATCAGATGAAGCAGCATTAATTATTTTCCCGTATAAGGCTAAATTAGTAAAACCACTTGGTGCATCACTTTGAATAGAACATACATATAACCATTTTGAATCGCCTATAGAAATAATATCGTGGCTTATTATATAACAAAGACTTCCAAACATATCCTGACTAATCATATTACTATTAGTAGTCTGACCTGAATGCCATGCAAAAGTTCCAGAATTAATACGACCTATTTGAATTTTTGATCCTCTATCGCCATTTGTGTTTGCTGAACTGTCTTGATAACATATTATAACTCTTCCTGTTGTTGGATCAAAGGCAGATGAGGTAAAGTTAAAGTCATCAGCTCCCGTGTTTGTACACGTTACTTTGCTATCAAAACTAATTGAGTTTCCAGAGCTAGCTACTGTACCTACCAAAGCTACTAAATCGTCATCATCATCACCCATGACTATGACTTTGTCGTTAACTGTGTCATAGACAGCCGTTGGGCTTTTAATTCGTCCAGAATCTACTTGAATGACATCTCCCCAAGTTATAACACCTGTTGCTTTATTGGGAGTACCAACTCTGCAGTTAAATGGATTATTATTATTATGATTCCAAAAGACTATAATTTTACCTTTATCTGGATCATAAACCTGTGTAGATTGCCTACCTTCTCGTACGTCATCACCTGAATTATTAGCAGTATTATCGTAAAAAGCCTGACCTGTGTTAGTTCCTACAATCTCAGGTGAAGTTTTATCTTGAAGAGTTTCTTTTATCTCACTAACCTTGCCATCTGAATCCAATTTGACTGCTTTGTTGTTTGCAATAGCTCCATTAGCTACAGCTGTAAAGCTATTACCACCAGCAGGAAGATTAGTTAAAGCAGATCCATCACCAGTGAAAGCGTTAGCTGCTACTGTTCCAGTTACCGAAACGCTTGAACCATTAAATATAGTAGCGTTTAATTGTCCAGTACTTGAATTGAAAAATAAACTTGTATTACTCTTTGGTCCTAAACTTCCTGTTCGCTGATTAGTTACAAAAACAGGGAAACAGTTAGTATCACTAGCCTCATTAGCAACTGTTATTGACGAAGATGAAGTAGTTTGAGAATCAACGTAGGCTTTAACAGACTGCTGACTTGGTACTTTAGTGGCACTATCGCTTGCCATGTCATCTTGATCTAGTAGATCAGAAGAGATTGCATAGTTATTAGCACTAGCTGCAATACCATCAAGTTTTGTACCATCAACAGACACATCTCTACCATCAACAGTTTGAGAGCCAGAGAAGGTTATATTCCCTGTCATCTCACCGCCTGACTTAGATAGTAGGTTTCCAGTAGCTGTTACACCACCTTGCCATGCTGATCCGTTATATACTCTTAACTCATTAGATGTAGTATTAAATACTAAATCACCTGTATGTAGATGTGAGGTAGGATCTGAAGATCCAATTCTATATACATCTGAAAAATCATTAACACTAGTAAGATTACTAGCGACTGTATTTACATTTGCTATTGAACCTCCAACATTATTCACATTGGTGATGTTAGTAGCAACAGTAGTGATATTACTATTAGCTCCGGCTACAGTATTGATGTTGGTATTATTAGTAGCAACAGTATTGATATTAGATATATTACCAGCTACTGTTGTTACTTCAGTAGCTTTAGGTACTAATCTATGGAATGTATATGTATGAGTAACTGAAGTAGTTTCCACTATCATTCCAAATCCAGCACCATACGTAGTATTTGGCTCTGCACTCACAATGAAAACATTTGGGCTACCTGAACCTGAACCATTAGCTATTGTTATTACTCCGTTAGCATTAGATGTGTGACTACTGTTTAATTGTTTAACTGATAAAAGAGTTCCAGCTCCGCCATTAATGTCAGGATTAGTGTCAGGAAAAGCTTGTTCATGAGCTACAGGTACGAATCCACCAACATCGTCTACTAGGTCAATTATTCTTGCATCAATAGCCTTAGTAGTTGCAATCTTATCATCAGCTGCACTCCAAGTCTCACCTGATTGTATTTCTTCTCCACTGTCTAAGTTATAGAATCTAGCATCAGCTTCTGTTTCTGTGTAATATCTATTATCTAGTTGACCAGCATTTAATTCGGTCTCTGTATAATATCTATTATCTAACTGACCAGCATCTAGTTCAGTTTCCGTATAATATCTACCATCTAAATTAACTGATCCAGTTGCAGTAACGTGTCCTCTACCATTAATGGTTAAGTCTTGTATAACACTACCATTAGAGTTGTCTACTGAAGATGCTCCAGTAACACTATGATTTAGGGTTACTTGTCCTCCAGATGCAGTCTTAGTTAAATCAGTACCAGCAAGAACATCACCTTCCATGGCGGTGTTAATCTTGGTATCGACTGTTGTGTCTACATAAGTTTTATTAGTACCATCAGTTCCTGCTGTTGGTGTAGCTAATCCAGTAAGTTTATTATTACCCATTTGGAGATTCCCCTGCATAGGGTCATCACCAAGGGTACTCATAGCATTGTTGTCTACCTCTTGAGCTACATATAAGATTTGATCAAAGTCATTATTTAAATCCTCTGCCTTTATTGCAGACCCAGGATAAAATGTTGCTTTCTTAGTATCGTTATTTGTATCTCTATATATGACGAGAGCTACTCCATTACCTGGAGCAGTATTCATCGAGATAGTTGTAGCGTTGGCAAATGTATATGTAGATGTGGCTTGAGTAACACCGCCAAGTTTTACCTTAACGTCTGTCTCTGCTAAATATGGAAATGTAAATGAATAGTTCGTTGTAGAACCATTACCAGTGTATGTGTTTTGTGTTGTAGCCATTTACGCTATGTATAAGTTTCAAGGTGGATTATCTGTATTGCATATCTTTTAATTTCTTAATTTGCTTCTCTATATTTCTTTTTCTCTTTCTATCACCAGCTTGACCTGCTTTCTCTCCTAGCATTTGTAGATCATGAATCTTCTCTAGTATTCTTAGCTTCTCACCAAGGTTAGGATCTGAATCCATCTGAGCCCATGCAGCACTCTTAGCTTTTCTGAATATACCTTCAATTAAAGGTCCATGAAGAGTAGCGTCAGTACCGTAAATAGAATTACCTTCTCTTTCTCTCTCCATATCATGTATGGATTGACGTATATCAGGATTCTTAAATAGCTCTGCTAATTCGGCTTCTATACCTTGTTGTCCCATATAGAACTGGTATTTAGATTTAAGATCAGGATGACCTTCTAACCTTTGTCCATCAGGTCCAGTATTAAATGCAGTAACTAGATTAACACCACTTCTCATAAGCAGTTCTCTAGTTTCATTAGTACCTACATTGATATTGAAAGGTAGGATTCCATTAACTAAACGAGTCATTGGATCCCAATCACGTATCTTTTCACCATTCACGATGTCATACCTATAAGGTAAGAATCCATCTTGAGTAATTAGATCTGCATATAAGTTTCTATTACCTATACTTTGCCAGAACCCAGTCTCAAGTTCTCTCATGCCAGGTGAAACCAACTTACCTATCTCATTTCTTAAACCAGATAGAGGTACTTGGTTGTTAGCAAAGTTAGCTAATACACGTTGTGCATCACCACCTTGACTGGTAAGTAGATCTTGCATTTGGAGTAAACCTGCTAAGAATGATTTGTTTGTTATGTTTGCACTAATCAAATAAGACAACTTACCAAACTGATTAGAAGTCCATTGATCACCCATAACCTTTTGAGCATCTACTGTATCTGCAATGAAACTAAAGAACATATTGAAAGGTTCTATTGCTTCATAACTAACATAGGTATCACCAATCTTGAATGATCTTGGCTGCCATTTACCTGACTGAATCCAAGAGTTTCTTAGTTGCCTATCAGGAGGACCATTACCAGTAACGTTTCCATTCAATGCCATCCAAGCTGCTGTACTTGTAAACATATAGCCAGTAGCCATACGTCCACGCATAACCGATTGAGCAAGCTCTAAATCATTAGCACTCTTAATTCCATACTTAAGCAGATCAGGATTATCCCATTGCTTAGTCATGATATCTACGTGTTCACCTATGAAGTTATTCATTATTGGTGTGTACTTAGATGTCATCTTCAATGCGTTAACACCTGTTCTAGCGAATAGGAAGAAAGGTCTAAGGAATGGCATCTGATCAAATGCCTTATCTAGATCCTTAGCGAATCCACTTAGTTCTTGAGTTAGCTTTGCTTCATCACCTGCAAACTTAGCCATCTCATCTGTGATCTGACCATCAGCTGAGAATACTTTTCCTTCAAATGCCTTCTCTGCATTACGAACTAGATTATCCATATCCTGATCGGATACGACTTTACCAGTAGCAGCTAATCCATCGTAGACATCATCAAAAGCTAGTTGCCTTAATCTACCTCTACCTATTATCTGAGAGAAGAATACGTCCATAGACTTCATCACTCTCGGACCATAGTTAAGGAATGGTGATTTGTTTACTTCTCTTAATGCATTAGCAAAGTGAGCTTGTGCCTTTTCACCTTGAGTACCAAACTGATCAAAGTAACTCATCATGGCATTCCACTCAGTATCCTTCTTGGTTTGAGTGAAACCTCTCCAACCCTCTTCGTGCGTTGCGTATGCATTAAAATCTTTAACAGCTTTCTTCCATGCATCGTTACGAGCATCAAGCATCGCACCCATAGAGGAGAAAGCACCTTTAGTTATACGATCATTCTTACCTAATGAACCTAAGACAGTAGCAACAGGACGCATAACAGTACCTAAACCTGTACCAACTAATGCTCGTACTGGTGTTTTAGGTCCAGACAACATGCTGTTAACACCCATTGTCATAGCTTCATTCAATATGGCATTACGTTGATAACCATCAGCTCCCTTATAACCTTTTAACTTCCTCTTAAAGAAAGCATCAAAGTCTTTCATGGTTTGTTGATTAGTTCCGCTGTTAGCCGAGAAGTGCATGAATGTCTCTAGGAGATCATCGTCTACATCATTCTTAAGTAATTGCTTAAAGGTATCGTTTTCATTCTGTACTGACTCAGCAGCCATCTTCATGACTTTATCTTTCTCCATAACACCGAACCTTCTAAGGTTCCAAGATGATGCTACGGATGTTTCCTTTCTTAGCTTTCCTATGGCTGTTTTACGAGCCATGATCATATCTAATAAGCCACCATCAGCAGTGATATCAATACCATCCATAACGCTTAGTCCAGCCTTTGCTAAATCCCGCTGTTCAGAACTGAGCTGACCAAGCATTGCATCTGCAGCATCAAGCTGTTCTTTGTTTAGGATTGGTAATCCTTCAATCTTTGATTCGTTTCCTTTACTGATGTCTTGTACATACCTAACTAAGTCTTCCTCTGGTACTTCATATAGATGACCATGACCTGACTGTTCTAAGAACTCATCAATATGTCTAGCATTCTCAACCATGTCATCAAATGATGCCTTACCTTTTAAGGCTTCATAAGCAGGGTCTG